ATGCAGGACTTGATGGCTTGATAGACATGCTCCATTATTCGGGATATTTCTTAGGGGCGCAAGCCGTTGAAGTTGAGGTAAATGATGATCGCGCTGACATCATCGACGTGCATCCCGTGATTCCGCAGACAATCGAGTGGGAACTTGAGGAACGCAACGGGCGACAGGTTTATATCCCCTATCAGCAGGGACAAGTGGGCAAGAAAGTGTCCTTGGAACCCGGCAAGGCGAATTTCTTTTGGGTGCCGACTGATCCCGACATAGACGACCCCCGTGGAAATCTTGTGATGGCACCTGTGTTACAGTCCATCGACTTCCAACTGCAAATCATGAATGACTTGCAGGCTGTTTTGCATCGGCAGGGTTGGCCTCGAAACGATATTGAAATCGTGATGGAACGCATGATGGCATCTATGCCGCCTGATGTGAAGGGAAATGCCAAGAAGCAGGTAGATTGGCTGACGGAGCAATACAGCCGAATCAAGTCTATGCTTGACACCGTTGAACCCGATTCCGACTACATCCATTTTGACGATGTTAAAATCAACATGACGCAGGGTGCTAATGCAGGTCGGAGTCTTGACGTTCGTGCTATTGATGAACTTGTATCAGTACAAGTTTTAAATGGCTCGAAACAGATGGGTATTGTGACCAACCGTGTCGGTTCTACGGGTGAAACCGAATCATGGGGTTCTATTACTCTTAAGGTTTTCACGGATGGCATAGCATCAATGCAACGCGGGAGCAAACGGTTAATTGAGGAAGTTGCGCGTTTATGGTTGAGGGTCAAAGGCATACAGGCTGTTCCAGTGTTCACTCATAATCCTGTCAATTGGGAAAACGAGGAACAACGCGCGCAGGTTCGCCTGTTACAGCAACAATTCTGGGCGATTGCGCAGCTTATGGGTTGGTGCGATGCTGACTATGCGGCCAAGGAAATGCTTAAGGTGGATAGAGCAGCCGGAGAAATTAGTCCTCAAGTACGTGTATCCTTCTCAGCGGGAGGGGGTGATCTAGGTGATAGCAACCAACTGCCGGGTGGATTACAGCAAAAGAATCGTGGGTTGCGCCCCGTTAAGAACCTGTAAGCATGAGTGGTTACTTGATTCTAGTTGGACATCTAGTGGCAAACACATCATTAAGCGTTGTACCAAGTGCGGGCAGGTAGCAGTGCAACATGAACCGTATCCGTCCAAACCGAGTACGGTCGTTACACATTTATAATCGGAATCATCCAAGAAAGGTGGTGAAAAATGAGTGAGTGAATATGGAGTCCCAACAGCAGGACAACTGGATAAGATAAATGCCTTTGCAAAGAGAACCTTATCGAAAGATGAGGTTTTTGTGTTTCCAACCAAGATGATTGGGGACGCGCTGATTCCTGAACGGTATACCAAGCTGGATAAGTCTTTACTGGAAGTGTTCCGCAACGATGCTCGAACAGGTGTCGCTTTCATGCTTGACCATGCGTGGGCAGGCACGCAGAAGGCATTGGTCTATGGACGAACATTCGATGCTGTTCTGCGTAAGAGCAATGAAGTGGAAGGCGAGAAGTGGGGTCTATATGGCGACATTTACATTGTTAGGGGCAAGGAAAAGGATGGCATTTCAACCGATGCAATCATTGACGACATCGAAGATGGCACATTGTTTGATGTGTCTATAGGGTTCGGGTATAGTACGCAAATTTGCTCTATTTGTGGCAACGAATATTTCGGTGGTGAGTGTTCTCACTTGCGTGGTCGCGAGTATGACGGACAACTTTGTTATGTGACAGCGAAACCCCCAGGCTATTTGATGGAGCTTTCGGCTGTGTTCGATGGGGCATATCCGACCGCAGGGATGTTGTCGGCAACGGGAGATATGGAAGATGGCCCATTCATCCAAGTTCCCGACGAAGAACTCAAGAAATTGCCATCGGGTATTATGACATATGCCGCATATGGTTCAGTCAGCAACAAATTGGTAACCTTCCATAAGAAGGACGACTTAGCCAAAGGGAATGTGTTCAGCGTTCCCGATTTATCAACATTGAAAGGTGGTGGAGAACAAGTGAGTGAAGATGTTAAGACCTATACTCAGGAGCAGGTAGACGCTCTCGTGAAGGAAGCGGTTGATAAGGCCGTGGAAGAAGCATTGGCAAAACAAACTGAGGAAGCTCAGCCTAGTGAACCTGCCCAGGCATTTATGTCTGCCGAACAGGCTAAAGAGGCATTGGGACAGGAATTGTCTGCCGACAAAGTGCTTCTGTTTGCCAAAGAGGGTATCGAGTATCGCAAGGAACTCAAGGAAGAAGCACTCAAAGCAGGTGTTCGTGCTATGGGCGATGCGTTCAAGCAGGAAACCTGGGAGCGCAACTTTGACCTGATGGACATTCAGGGAATCAAAGACACAATGGCAACTTGGCAGTCTCAGGCAGAGGCAGAAATCCCTGCCGGTAGACAGACCCAAGCAGGACTTGGCAGAGATCAGAAGTTAACTATTCCCGAAGAAGCGTTCAAGGTGGGACGGTAAGCAAGTCCTACACAAACTAACATCCCAATAACTCCGCTTTTATAGCGGATTTTTTTATGCTCATTTTTATCGACTTTGAGAAAGGAAGTGAAAACAGAATGGCACGTGGTGGATTGGATTATGAAGGCATTGGTGCCCTGCGCGCCCCCTTTAAGGCGGACGATGGACTAAAGGCAGCTTATGCCGCTAGTGGTTTAGCAGGTGTTGAAGGAATGGCCGTTGCCTTGACTGCGAAGGAGACCTGTGGATTCGGTAATGCAGGCGATGCCCTGCTTGGCAAACTCGAAAAATACGAGAGTGATGGTTATGCAACCGTACAGGTGGCAGGGTTCACCGAGTTTACAGGTGTATCTAATAGTTTACCTAATTATGGCAACATCCTAGTTGTCAATGGCAGTGGTGCAGTAAAGGCTTCAACTGGTGCTACTGGCACAGCAAAAGCGATTGACATTGGCTCCGAAGTAACCGGCCCCGTTATGGTATTTATCGGCTAATTGCCGTACAGAAAGGAAGTGAAATAGACAGATGGCAAAAATCGCATTGAGTAATTTAACCCCCGACCTGTATAGACAGGCACATTCGGAGGCCATGACCCTTTCCATGTTTTTGGAAGGGCTAGACCCTTCTCCTGAAGGTGGTAAGCTGGATGCTTTTGAGAGATTGATGCAGGAAGCGGGGATTGTTACAAGTAACATTCCTGAGAAAAACATCTTTTCCTCCAAGGTGGAAGCGTTTTATCGCACCGACGAGAACAAACTACTATTCCCTGAATATATCGCCAGAACGCTCGTTCAGGCAATGGTTCAGTATCCCGTGTTCCAATACCTTGTAGCGGCTCGGACAATGATTGACAGCAATGTTTACAAGGCTGGATACCTTGATCTGGACGATGCAAAGAACAAAAAGGCAACTCAGATGCGGCGTGTAACCGAGGCTGCTGAACTGCCTATCGCTAAGTTAAAACTTGGTGAATCCGCGATCAACATCTATAAATATGGTCGCGCAATCGAAGCATCTTATGAGGCCTTGCGCCGGATGAGCATTGAAGTGTTCAATATTCACCTTCAAGAAATCGGTGTCCAGGCTGCTGATAACAAGGTCGCTGAAATCCTGTCCATTATCAAAGATGGTGACGGCAACAACAACGCAGCTACCAGTTATAAGGCTAGTGACTTGGATTCGTCCTTCTCCGCTGCATTGACTAGAACTGCATGGATTAAATTCCTGCTCAAGTTCTATCCCCGTGCCTGTAACACAGTGGTTTCCAATGAGGACGGACTATTGCAGATACTTGAGGTATTGTACCCCGCCTCTGCGAGTGCTGGCTTGATGGACGAACTGTTAGCCAAGGGCTTGAATGTTTCCGTATCCTTACCTCAAGGCTTTGTGTCCAATGTTACCCTGCTCTACAGCCCGTATGCCGAGAAAATCGACGGCAAGGTAGCTCTTTATGGACTGAACCGTGAGTCCGCTATTGAGGAAATCGTTGAGGTCGGTTCCACCATCAACGAGGTTGACAAGTTCATCAAGAACCAAACCGAGATCATGACTGTTTCCGAGAATAGTGGTTTTAGAAAAATACTCAAGAAGTCCTCTGCAATTATGACCCTTGAGTAATCGGAAAGGGGGCTAACCCCGTGGCCAATTTAATTTTAACCGGAGAAGAATGGCAAGAAAGAGTCCGTTCTGTGTTAGGGACGGACTCTGCCTACTTGCCCGATACCGTAATCGAATCACCAGAGTTCATCACGGTTGCCGAAGCCAATATTATTGACCAAGTGCCCGACTATGCCGACCTTACGGGCACTGACAAAGTGTATTTGGAAGCGGCAGCGGTATGCGAATGTGCAAGTCTCTTGTGTGATGCGATGGCAGTTCGAGTGCCACAGCGAGAGCAAGGGCCGCACTTTACGCAGGAATTAGTGGTGAATTGGCACAAGTTGAAAGCTGACTTGGGGAACAAGCGGGACAGTTATTTAGCGAGGTTATCGACAATGACTTTGCCGACTGTTCCGCATTTCCAAGTTCACAATCACAGGCGGTGATGACATGAGCGTGCTTCAAATCGCAGGGTTTTTCGTGGCGTGTGCGATCGTGATGGGTATAGTTCTGGCGATATTTACAGTCACGGAGAACGTAAAACTAAGCCGCAAGGCGTTTTGGGACGGTGATGAGTGATGACATACGCAGGTAAGTTCTTAAACGCACATGGACAGATCGCCACCATCCAGCGTACTCCTACCGTCACAACCCAAATGAGTCTCAAGCGTTCTACCAAGGCCGTGCGTGACCCTGGAATACGTGACAGTTCGTGGGAAGGGCTTGCTTTGGCTGATAGTGCCTTGACCGGCGGTGAAATCTTCTCCGTTGGCACAGACAAGTACCTGGTTCAGTCAGCCAACCTTGATGTCGCAAGCGGCGCAATAGCGTTCTTTGCCGTGAAGGTGAACTCTACCTTGACGCCGCTTAGACGGGAAGAGGAATTGGACAAGGAAAACAATCTTGTGATTACTTGGAAGTGGACACCAAAAGACACGACCATAGATGCGTTTGGGCAGGTTGTGACGTATGCCTTGCGGCAGTACGACCCCGGACTTTTGGAATCATCCCGCTATATTTTCTATCTGCCGTCAAGTTATGGTGTGCAGGTATTAGATCGTTTAGTTTTAGACGGCGAGAACTTCATGGTCAATGCCATTGACCCGTTGATGCTAGAGGGCGTTGTGCGGGTGCAGGCCGGAACAGACACGAGAGAGTAGGTGATGCTCATGGGGTAAGATTTGACACCGCAACATGTATAAGTGCCCTACAGAAGCATCTTGTAGCTACTCTTTTAGCGATGGCTGAGGAATACAAGACCTATGTCGCCAGCGAAATGCTGACTCCCGAAGGCAAAGATGATTTGACAACGGGGGAGATTGAGGCATTAGGTACATTCTTAGCCGTGAATGTGGTTGGTGGAGCATGGGCAACGATGGATGAATGGGGCAAGGGGTCACTCATGGATGAGAGTAATCCCGCCCTGTCATCCTATATGCAGTCAAACCTGTGGAATCCCGTGCGCCATGATACTACAATCAGAGGCCGACCTAGAGGGCAATACACTAACATCTTTGGCGAAACGAAAACTTCTACAGGTGCAATGCAATGGCTTGATTTAGAGTACTTAGCGGCACAAGGTGTTGTTGGAGAACATTTTTTGCCACAACCTCCATCCCATGCCATGCAGAGAACTGCCGAGTGGATGCGACTGAAACGAGTTCGGCAAATATGGCAAGAAGCACTACAAGCCTTCC